TCGATGTCGAATGTGATAAACCGAAGTTGCCCAGACCCGCCATCCATGCTGGGGTTTTCTTCGCTGCTCATCTGAGTAATAACGATGTGTGGAAACGCGGCTTTCTGTGGTGCCTTGGTGACGTAGACTCGCGACCCGCATATTGCGTTGACCGTCGACTCGTTCGCCAGCAATGACACCAATCCGCTTTTCATAGTCGTTTCTTGGCTTGTCTAACCACTTCTTTTTTCACGCCAACAGCAACCCATTTTCTGATAACCTCATTCAACTGATTTGCATTCCGCCGGACGAGCACACTGATCGGTTTTGATTGTGCTGGCATTCGCCCCGTGCGGCGTTTTCGTTTGCCAGTGTCAACTCGAATCTGAACACCACGAAACCCCTTGCGGCCCCGCTTGCCGCCTACTCTCTTTCGTTTCGTTCCAGTGGTTCGCTCATCGGTCCCGAGAAACCACCAGTGAATGTTTCTTGCGTCAAACCCAACGCCCTTTCTGCCTTTTCGGTCCTTGACCGTTGTTGCTCTTTTTTTGCGTCTGATTCCAACTCCCGCCCCGACCTTTACGCTTGCAAACCCGTCATTAACTTTTGTTGGTATTGATGCTGATCCGATCGCCTTTCGAACGCCCTTGTACTTCGACGGGACGCTGTTTTTGACAATCTTTGCCGCAAGACGCCCTGACTTATTCAGTGCTGGCCTTGCGATCCTGTTGGCCATCCCCTTCGAAAGTTCGTTAAACACTCGATCCAGTTCGGCAACACCTGTCACCGCAGACATCACACCACCTTGCGACGGGTCAGAATCTGAATTTCTTCATGGTCCATGTCCACGTCGATTGCTGTCAAAATCTCGTAAACGTTTCCCTCAAACACCAGTCGCATGTCGGGTGTCACGTTCTGCAAAGTCGTCGACCATTGTGCCGTCCATGCCTGATCCGTGTCCGCGTTGACTTGCTGCACTTTCCAGAACTCTCGACCGCCCTTTGTGATGACCTTGCAGAACGCGGTGGCGTAGGTTTGCCAGTTGCTGGCGGTCGTCAGATCGACGTGCCCGTGAGCGTCTGGAGTGCCCACAGCCCTTTGAATCGTCACCTTCTTGTTGTATTCGGAAAGGCATGTCATCCCTGTGCCACTCCGTAACCAGTCCAGGCCAGTTGATTCATCAGCCTGTCATAGACTGCCCGGCTTCCTGTGCAGTCTTTCCAGTTCATTTTGCCGAGTTCTTTGATTGCCAGCTTTGCTTCGACCGGAACCGCTGACGCGGCCCCGTATCCGCAAACCATTTCAATTTGAACGGCGTTTGGCCGTTCGATTTGCACCATCGGCCACGAATAGCCGAGTTTCAATTCGATTTCCGGCGGGGTTTCGATCAGATTCGTCCAGTAGTCGCTAACTGGCAACGTCTGCAGCGTCTCTGATTCGTCGTAATACTTCACGAAGTTAATGGCAGACACCGGAGCAAGACGAATTTCGATTTCGTCCTCATCCGGAAACTCGTCCATGTACAACGTAACCGTCTGAGTGATCAACTTCCGATAACTGTCGTGCTCCACCTGCTTGCGGCACACTTTCAGCAGTTCGGTGAGTTGCTCGTCAAAGTCACAACCAGTCACGCGCAAAGCCTCTTTGAACTGATCAAGCGTGATCGGCTCAGTTGTTGGCTCTGTCGTGACTTTGTAGGTCGTGCTCATCGTTTTGATCGATGCTTCTTCGCTTGATGCTGCGGCTGCATTCCCTGAGTCGTGAACTCAGCAGTGCCAGCCATAACAAGAGTTTTCATGATGCCAAGAGGCAGCCGGGAGTCTTGCGACCCCACGGCCCGCCCTTGCCAACCACGAAGGAACGTGATTGTGTGCATGGTTTACGCTCGCAGGATTTCGTTTGCACCGGCTTCGCTGATAGTCGTTGGCGAAACCTGTGGACGGCTGAGAATTCCAAGAATCGTGACGAAACCACCGGCCGCACCGTCGCCGATTGTCGCCGTCACGTCGATGTAACGACGCTTGCCCTTGAGATCGATTTGAGCAATCTGGAACAGATTGTCATCGGTCGCCGATGGCAGGGCAGACGTGCTGCCGTCGATGTTTGTAGACGTGCCCCAGACAAGGCCAGTGATGGCGGAATGACCGCTACCAGCCGTGTCTGAGTGAGTCACTGACAGCGCAGTCATTGCGATGTCTGTGGCTCCAAGGTAAACAATGATGGTCAGGTAAGACCAACCGAGGGTATCAATTTCGGCAGTGGTCAGCGTCGTGTTGTCTGCAATCGCCGCAGGCGGCGTGATGCTCACAGTTCGAAAGTCGAGTCGGTTCACTGTATTGATTCCTGTTCAGGATGATTCGCAAAGAGTGCGGGGCTTCACGCGAAGCCCCGCGTATCGTGTCAGCCGTCGATTAGCTTGCTGCCATTTCCAGACCAACAATCGGCCCCGCGACCGAGTTGGTTCCGAAGTCATGGCAAACAAAATCGTTTCGGCTGGTTGCCTTCACTGCGATCTGATCGCGTTCCCAGACGGATTGACCGCCAACGGAAACCTGATCAGAAAACTCGACGTTCATCATCCGGCGATCACCGAACTGGCAACCCAATGCAAGATCACCGAAGATGACAGGAATCTGACTGTTGGCTGCGACTGACGGCATGACCTGCGAAAACTCAACCGGGTAGCCAAGAAATCGCGGAGCAATCCCGCTGACAATGTCGCCCGCAGTTGTTCCACCGGCTGCAAGAGCCAGCGGTTGCATGACACCGTAAAAGAAGCTGCGATGGCAAACCCAGCGAGGGCTTTGTGCTGCGTACTGCGGCAGTGCAGCCATGACGCTGTTGAAGTTTGCCAGCGTCAATTCGCTGTAAGCGTTGCCAGCACCAAGAATCAGGCCTGGAGCCGTTCCAGCCGTCAGCGTGTCCAGCTTTGTGACGATGCCGACGATGCCATTGAACGCTGACGTTCCTGTTCCGGTGAACCCTGCAAGGTCTTCCGTGTAGGCAAACGCCAAAGCGATTTCGCGGATTAATTCGTTCGCGATTGACACCACGGAATCTTCCGCCAGTTCGTTGCTCATGCGTGTCAGAACCATCCACTTTTTGGCAACGAGCTTCACTTCGTTCCACTTTGCGTCTGATTCTGTTCCAGCGTTGTTTTCACCAACAGCAAACGCAGTCAGCCCGCCAATTCGTCGCGGAGTCGTCTTTGTCTCCGAGGTCATCAACTGAGCCGGAACCAGTCGACGAATAACGCCGAACTGTTCCACGAGTCGAATAATGTCGGTCGAAAACTCATCCGGAACAAAGATACCAGCCCCGGAAACGTCTCCGCCGCCTTCGCCGTGAACGTTCATCAGCCCATTTTGCTGACAGAATTCGACAGCGTTATAGAACTGGAACTTGCCAGGCATACACATCGTGGCTGTGGCGAGTGCCCACTGGCCGAAACGATAAGCTCGCTCAACTGGCTGCCGTCCTGCTTCGTCCGCTTCCGGTGCGAAGTTCGTTGGGTTGAACCGGCGAACGTTTGCAGGAAGCTTGAAAGCACCGTTGCCACCATTTGATGGCATCGCTGGTGCATTCGTGCCAATGTTCTTGATGCGGTTGACAAGCGGATTCAGGCGAGTTGCCTTAAGCTTGTTCTGTGCTTCAAGGGCTTTCGCGGCTCGGTCATTTGCGGCCTGCAGATCGTTGATTTTTGCAGTCAGGGCTTCTGCCTGATTGTGCAAATCCGTGATCTTCTTGTCATCGTCTTCGCTGAGTGAGCCAGCCGTTACGCCTGCGTCAACCAGTGCTTGAGCCTGATCAAGCAGGGCGGTTCGCTCGCCAACAAGTTTCTGAAATTCGTCCACTGTGTTTGATCCTTTGATTTTGAGTCAGGACCAAACGAAAACAGCGTTGGTCGCTGACAGGTTTGGAAATACCAAAACTGCAAACGACCGACGCTGCTCATGCACATCAGATCGAAATTTGCTCGCGTGCCCTCATGGGTCGCTGAGCTGATGCGTGAATTGTTAGCGAGTAAGTGTCATCGTGTCAATGCTCGTTTCCACATTCGCAAACGATCGGCACTGACTGAGTTCTTTGGCTTTGACTTGCCTGCCTCTTTCTTTCCGATGATCTCGTGAACATATCCGGCCTTGAGTGCTTCCTGAGCATTGAAGACAGTACCGTCACCGTTGCCTTTCAGATGATTGACAACGGTCGCCAATGGCAAACCCGTTTTGTCTGAAAGTGTTTCCGCTATTGCAGTGTCGAGCCTGTCCATCCACTGCAGCAGTTCGCGAATCTCCCAGGCATGGCCCCTCACGTCGCCGATCGACTCGTGAATCATAAATGTGGCGTTGGCGTTCATCTTGATTGTTTGCGTCCCGAGCACAGCCACGGCTGCTGCTGACGCCGCAAGACTTTCAATAATCCCAACCGTTGGCCCGTCATGCTCAGCAAATGCGTTGTGAATGTTGATCCCATCAAACGCCAGCCCGCCGCCGCTGGATACTCGCAGCGTTGCTAGTTTGCCCCTATTGGCTCGCAGGATTTCTCTGATCGATGCTGCGTCGGATTGCTC